CAGATCCAGTAACTTTTAGAGCACTTGTCCAAGTGTTCTCAGCGGATATGCTCGCACTGACGCCAGCCACCTGGTTTACCATCTGAAAGATAGCCCCGACATGCGTAGAGCGGAAAAGTGCCGTTGAGGCCGTAAGCGTTACGTCGCCAGCCAACGCTGAAGACGTAATGGTGGTTGGAGTAATATTCTGCGTCGTGAATGGCCCATCGTCGACGTGATATACCGTAAGCGACCATGAACGCGCGCTTGGTCTAGTCCCTCTCCGTTCAATCTTTCTTTGCTGGTATCCAGAGCATGCGACGAACACAATGTCTGCAGACTGATCGTATCTAATGTAGTCGAGATCTGCTGCTGCGTATGGACTAGCTATGGTCACTGCACCAGCTGCCTCGATACTGCACTCGCTCAACTGCACCTTATACGCAGCCGTACTGGAAAACTGCACGTACATTGTCGCGGCATTTGGAGTGATCGCGATTGAATGCGTGCCGGCGTCAAGATCAGTTTCCGTGAACAACTCATCGCCACCAAGAGTGGTGCCCACCTTGAACGTGATAGGACCTCGCTGTATGACGATATGAATTCCGTGCTCAGTAGCCTGATCAGCAGACGCGACGGTGACAGCTTGGTATCCGCTTGCCTTGTTTGTTCCGTCTCCTGTCAACTTCATGTATCCGCCGGTGTCCCACGCAATCGCTCCACCAGAGTCTGAATTGTCTGTCCAACCAGTGATGTTCAGGTCGAACGTGCCGTTCGTAATTGCGCTTGATACGGAAGAACGGGTGAGCAACGTATCGCTTATCCACACCCTCATAATCGAGTCCGTAAACTCGACAAGCGACGTGTCTTCAGTGCCAAACACGAAGCTTACATAGCGAGCCGCAGAATTTGAGTATGTAGATCCGATGTATCCGAGACCAGGCCGAAAGGACATCGGCCCTAGAACTCTAGGCATCCAGTTCGTCATCGTCTCAGCAGAGAGAGCGATACGCTTCTGGTCTGTGCGTGCCAGTCCTAACGGAGAAACTATCCCGCGATTAAAAGAATAAAGTGCGGGAGCTTCACGCACGGCATCAGCCTGTCAAATTTCCGCTTGTATTGCCGCCGTCCCACCTATTAGATCCTCTTGCTCTGGCGTTGATCCAGCTTCCTGTAGCCGGCATCTGCGTCGGACCTGACATGGCACACTTTGACTTCGCCTTCAGAAGTGCGCGACCTCTAATGCTGTGCAGTTCGTTCTGTGGATTGATAAACAATGCAAGACGAGCTTGATCGTTCGTAAGTTTTAGGATGATCTTTGAGGCGAAATGCGCAGATACGAATTCCGCAAATGTGCGCGGCCATATCGAAAGATCGTTTCCGTAGTTTGCGTCGTTTGATACGTAGCGTACGTAAACAGTGTCGTAGTCGCAATACCAGTACCCTGTCTCGTCAACGTACCGCAAGATCGGAACCTTGAAGTATTCGTCCGAGCAAAATGCAGAGGTTATGATCCAGTCTGTAGGTTTGTCGAATGCGTGCCGATACCCGAAATCAGGTTCAATTCCAGGATCGTAATCAATCCTAATGGTGCGCATTGCGAACTCCCACTGCGCTTCCTCAAGGCACAGATTCACGCCACCATTGTTCCAGACTTGATCAAGCATCCTGCGCGTTTCTACGCTTTCTGTCAGAGACGAAAGTGGCCGCTCGCCAGCCATCAGCAGGGCGTCGTTGTAGATGCTCAGGCGGCTAGCGGACACTGTTCACTCCTACATGCTGCGTGACAGGGTTTTTTCGTGCTCTACCATCCACTGATTTGCCATCGCCTTGTCGCGCATGCCTTGCTGCAGGACTGCGCTATCGCTCAGTCTTATCACGCAGAATTTCATGTGCGGACCTTTCCACTCGACCTTGTGCTTGATCGAAGTGATCGGAGCTTCCTGGTCATCCTCGAGCTTCACAAGCCTGTCCAGTTTGACTTTCGCGTAGTTGCGCTCGCAGTACGCGACTACGAGGTACGCAACCCAAGAACCGTCCTCCGCGCGGACCTCGATGTGGTCCAGCGGGTCCATCTGAGACGCTAGGTGCGCCCAGTAGGAAGGTTCCAGAACGTCCTCAATCTTCAGTCCTACCGGAAGGTCGAATACCCAGTCGTGCCGCTTGTCTTCTGCAAGCCCCATGCGTTCCGGCATACCGACAGGGTTTTGTTTCTTTACCGATGCTGTTTCAGCCATTGTTATCTCCTCAGAAATAATGGGCGGGAGAAAATCCCCCGCCCCTTTGATGCTTACGTCGAGTAATTACTCGTAAGGTTATATGCTGCTGTGCTAAGGCTCGATTCTGTCGAATGCAGCGTGCCCAGATACGGATAGCAGTCCGTTGTCGCAGCGCCTCCGTTGAAGACGCCGATCAGTACATCTCCAGACTTCATCCCAAGGTGCGCACCATCCGCAATGACTCCAGCTGCTGCCATATCTGACGGAGTATTCGTGGACGAGTAAAACCAGACTTTCCCTCCTTTAGAGGCCGTTGTGAGGACGCCGGGATACTGAATGGCACCCCCAATTACCGAGAGCACTTCAAGTGGCGGGTTGGCAGCTGTAGAAGTCGCTGTGCTGCCGTAGTATGTAGCTGTCATGGTATATCTCCTTTCAGTTTGTCAGGTTCGATCAGGCGTAGGCCGAACCGTCTGCCGTCATCACGACGACGCCAGTGTTCTGCAGGAGTTTTGCACCCATGTACGCAGTCGCCCGCGCCCACGAATAGTCCTGCTCCTCGAAGTACCCGACAGGCGTAGAAAGACCAGCCGTGTCCATCGCGTGACCGATTGCGGACTTGTGGTACATGTACGACGTCTCGCTTGTGGTCCCTCTGCCTGCTAGGTTCGGGTGCGAAACGACGAGCATGTTCATCCACTTGTACGCGGACGGCTTGTCGCGCCAGTTCGGATCCTTGCCTGCGAACGGTCGCATGTCGACGTACAGAGCACTCGCCCATTCCGGCGCCTGCATAAGATAGGCGAGAAAGGACGGTTGGCACAGCAGGGTGATGTTGTTATCCCACGGAACTGCGGCGTTTTGCAGTTTCACCATGCCGTTCATCACGAACGAGACGTTCGGGATGGTTGTACCGCCTGTGCCGATGGCGACGGTTCCGGTCGAGAGTTCGGTCGTGATCAGGGAATCCGTCTTGCGGTTCAGGACTGCCATCGTCGTCATTTGCATGATCGAACGTTGGTTGCCCTGCGACGCGAAGATGTTGAACCCCGTCTTACGAACGAGATCGTGCCATTCCTGCAATGTGCAGGTATTTTGCGTATTGTTGTCGGCACGTGCTGGAATGCGACCATTCGTACCGCGTGTTACGGCAGAAGCACTACCGGAACCTGCGACGAGAAAGACCGCCTGTTGTCCCTTGATCACGGCCTCTGTTGTGACCGTATCGCGCAGCAGGGACTGATGCTGCTCGAACGCCTGGATGAACTCCTGGCGGTACTGGATTTGAAACGCTGTATCAGCCATGATTGGCTCCTTTTCAAGAAACGATTAACTTCAACCGTCGCTCAGGGTGTCCATCACGGCTACTGTCAGGGTATCCCTTGGGGCCTGACGCCCGCCATCTGGGCCGTCGCTATTCGGTGTTCCTTACTACACCTCTCCTCGAATCTCCTTACGTTGAATCGAGTTTTTACGCCTATGCAGCCTTTTTGTCCACAAGCTGCCCTGCTTCATTCATAAGCCCGTGCTTGATCATCGCGTCGATCAGCTCGCGCTCGCGCTTCTGCATGGAGTCGTCTTTGTTGTACGCAGAGCGGTTTTCCACTCTCACTTTTTGTATCGATTTCCATTCTTCGACCATCGTCTTACCGATGTCGCCAGTTCCCCCAGGCACAACAATGCCAGCGGGATTGATCTCGTTCGCGAGATCTACCAATGCGCGGATTGCGCTTGCGTTATTAAATATAGCGGTGCCATCAGGCAGACGGGCAGACTTGAGCATGTCGCGCACATCTTCCGGAAAGCGCGACAGGACCGTGTTCTCAATCATCGTCAGATTGCGGCGGAAATTGGGGCCCCACTCATCATTCAGCGCATCAAGAACGTGAGAACGGTCCTGTTCGTCCTTCTGGCTGCGCGCTTCCTCCTGACGGTTGACCTCATCGTAGTACGCGGCTACAGCCTCACGGACAACTTCTGGTCGCGCGTTCACTGAATGGAGTCGCGTAACGAAATTTCCGACGATGTCCTTGTCCTGCGTTGGAATCTCAAGGCCAGTCAGATCATACGCATCAGCCTTGTCAGGAATGCCGTTGTCCTTGCGCCAAGCTTTGATGTCGTCCTCAGTCGCATCCTTCGGAAGTGCAGCCTTAAACTCTCCGGAATCTACCCTGCGACGCAGATTGACGTAGGCTTCGGCGACAGCTTCTGGTGAATGGTATCGCGACAGATCCTTCGCTCGTTTCGCATCGCCTTTCGCAAATCTAGTTACCCAATCCTGCGGCCAGACGCCAGTCTTGTCCTCGCCATTTCCTTTGGCTTTTCCTGTGTCTCCAGTCTCTGCCTGCGACGACTTCCCAGTGCCTTTGTCCGTTGACGCAGACGACGTGTCTTTCGAGGTATCGGTTTTTACGTCTGCCGCACCAGCGTCCACAACGGTTGACGCATCTGCAGTTGCGCTTCCAGTATCTGTACTTACGGACGTTTCGTCCGTCTTTACATCTTCAGGCATTTTCATCTCCTCGTGCGTTTGACTGCGACTCCTTCTTCCTAAGCGCCGAAATGTTGACTTTCAGCACGCCCATGATCTGTTGCCCTACAAACTGTCTGCCGAGCGCTAGACATGTTTCTCGCTCAGAGTCTCTGTACGGCCAAAGCGGCAATCCGCACGCGCTTTTAAGGATCCAGTCAAGCGCGCGCTTTTGTTGTCCATCGTTAGCTGTCCCTGACGCGACGGCCTGTACGGCAATGGCATCTGTAGAAGAAAAACCTGCCGGTTCTGAGCCATGCGGAATATGAGCCGGAACCATCGCCCTCGACCTTTTAACAGGCAGTTCGCTGGCTCGTTTCATCCAGCACCTCCAGGCGCAGGCAACGCCGCCTGCTGCGGAGACAAGACGCTCGCCACGGATTCACCCGCAGAACCGAGATCCTTGGCGGCGGACGCCCCCTGCTGAATAGCACCGAGCATCTTTTGAGCCTGCGCTTGAGCCTGCTGATCGGCATCAATCTGTGCAACTTCATCCTCGTTTCGCATCCATTTCCCAGGCCATCCGATCCCGTCAAGCGCGTCCCTGAACGCAACTTTTCCGTCCACAATGTTCGCGATCGACGGATCGAGCTGTATAGCAGACGCAAGAAGTTGCTCGCCCTGCAGCAGCAACTGGCCTTTCTGTGCCTCAATCGCATCATGCAGAGGACTTTCGAACGTGAAGCTGATGTCAGCGCCACGCAACGATTTGGGCCAGTCAAGGGGAGATCCAAACGCACCATTCCTCCAAAGCAGAGTGAACGTGTCATCGCAGATGCGCGCGTTGTACTCAGTCTCAAGAGGTTCGAATAAAGGCATAGCCTGACGTATGTACTGCTCCGTACGTTGCCCGACTTCGAACGCAGTAACGCGCTCTGCATCGCGCTGCGGCATGTGTAGTTGGTCAAGGAAGAACGCCTGCCTGATCATGGCGCGCGCCTCCTGATTCATCTGTAGCCCGAAATTGAATCCACGGAAATCTTGCGTGATAGGGCGAAGTGCCTCTCCGGTTTTTTCGTCGTATTCTGAATCAACCCACGTTATGCCATTTGCATACACCGCGACGTCTGAACGCACCGCGTCGATCGTCGCAATCATCGGAGGACTTGTGGCCTTCTCACCAGCCTCGAGCAACGTGAACGTCATGGCCTGGATAAGCCTGGCATCTGGCAACGCACAAACTGTGGCTGGCGAATACGAATACTGGCTTCCGCTTACGGTCTGCCAGCGCGGGATCACATAGTATCCAGTCCAAATTGGAGAAGCTGAAATAAGAACGTCATGCGTCGTGTCGTACCAGATAGACCAGAACGGTCTGTTCGTCTTGTCGTCGTACATATCCGCCTCGACGACCATGTGCAATACTCCGCATTCCTCAAATGGATTTTTCTCGTATTGCTGCATTATTTCCGGATGCAGACGATCCTTGCCAAATGTTCGTACCAACGTCTGCACTGTTGGCTTCCATCTACGGAATTTGCTTCCGATTTCACCTTCGTCGTTCTCCTGCCACGCCAAATCACGCAAATGCCAGCAGCGATATAGAAGGCCATTCGCGTTCTTATTGAGTTCTACCGAAATTGCGCATTGACCAAATGCCGCAAAGTCGTGATCTCCTTCCTTCGTCGCGCGCGAAAAATGAGCCATAGGATCGTACATGGCTCGTCTCTGCGTTTCCTCAAACGCCTGCAGATACATACGTGTTTCGTTATCGCTCGGAGAAGCATTGCGTATTCCAGTATGGAACCAGACCTTAGTGTTCGGCCTAAGCATCGAACCTACGTAATTCCCGAGGTCACGCCTGCACATGGCAGGATAACTTGTCATGGTATTCGCGGCAAAGTCATTTCCTATCGAGCGCTCCATTACGAAGTTAGCGCGCTCGTAGTAGAAATTGTCCGCTATATCCTGGTGCAGACTGTTTAGCGGTTGCTTCTTGCTAAACAGGTTGTCAGAAAGTTCGCGGATTTCTCGTGGTTTCACTAACCACCTAGCTTTTCGCCAGATGGCGATGTGAGAATTGTTGATGCGCGCCCCCTGCGTGCAATTTGCTCGTCTAGGCTCCCTGTCATCGATTTGATGGTGTTAAAGCTCGGAAGAGTTACAGGCGGTGGAACTGATGGCGCCTTTACCTTAGACATCGCCCTAGATGCGTTCATACCGGACGCTGCCTGCACTAGAGAAACTGCTGGGGAAAGAACGGTAGCAACTGTTTTAGCAGTTTCCAAAAATCCGGAACTTTTTGCTGCTGTACCTGCTGCTTGACTTGCTCCACCAGCTCCAGAGGCAGCGCTACCAACAGCTGATAATCCACCTTCCCCGGCTGCGTACGTTACGATAGGAGCAGCCCCTGTTGCAACGCCAGCAGCGGTAAACGCTGGTGCAAAATCTATGGTTGCTCCCACCGAACCAAGTATGTCTGCAGCAGAGAGAGCAGCACCCGCGCCAGCACCAGTGGCAGCTGCGCCAGTTCCTGCAGCAACGTCCGCAACGCCTTTTGCTCCAGTCGCCCCAGCTGCCCCTGCTTCCGCTCCGGTACACATATCAACACTCCTTGACGGTGTTATAGCCAACAACGCGATAACCAAGGCGCTCATATAGAAGCCTAGTCGTCTCAATGTTCACTCCGGTTGATTGTCCGAGAAAGAACTTCTTTGCCCCACGTTCCTTCGCCCATTCCTCAAAATCCTGTACCAGCCTGACGGCCGCAATAGATCCACGGCGCGTTTTAGTAACAAACCATGCCATGTCTTTTGCAGCTAGTTCTTGCGAAAAATAAACAGTTGTAATCACTCCAAAAAATCCTCCAAGAACTTCTGTGCCGCGTACAGCTAATCTCACGTAGACACTATCAGGAGCATTTATGCTCGCATTCAGTTGCGTGACAAGCTTGCGCTCGTCCATCTGCATATCATTGTGGCTTACGCTTTCCTCCAGCATCTCGCGTGCAAGTTGCAAAACCTGTTCCTCATATATATCATTGTACGGAACGATCTTCGTAAGACTGACGCGTTCTTGTTCTACAACTTCGCTCATCTCATCCTCGCAGTCATAGGTTGCCTGCGACCTCCTATGATTACCGGCCGTCGCTGAAGACCTCTCCTGAATTCTGAATGTTCAATCCAGTCAAGAGATGCACTCTCGGCTTTCGGACCTTCCCACCAAGACATAATTACGGCATCCCCTTTATCTGGAGAACGTCCGAGTCGATCCTTTACGTCTTCCTTACTCTCGACTCTGATACCAGTCGCAGTAGGCTCGAACGTTGGTGCGGTTAGATCTGCCAGAAGCACTGGATCATCTGGTAGCATCACTTGCGAACCTCCCGGCTGACCTGGATCAAGTGCTTCCCTGAACAGCCATAGCGCTGCGCTGCGCTTGTTCGGAAACGCGAGCTTCTTGTCCTTAGATCGCCTATTGGTTTTTTCGGCGCCCTTAAAACCCTTTACGTCCACGCCGTTTGCCTTCAGGTGCTCGTACGTCGGACCTCCGTAACCTCCTCCAAGGTCAACGATAACTAGCGCGTTGTCGCGCCTGTAGCTGACGATGATTCCGCTGCAGTGCGCGCCGGAGCGGTCCATCGGTATATCCTTTCCGTCTACCGATACAAGCGGAGCGAACCATCCGTCGTGGCGTGGCGCGATTACCATAGGATCTTCGCCACCTCCAGAGCAGTCGACACCGATCGAACACATAGGAATGTCATCCGGAGGTTTACGCGTCCATCGCTGCTGCGCTTCCTTGACCCACGCTGTCGGAATAACCTGATTCGGCTGATCCTTGAACGTTGTCTTGAACCTTCCTAGCAGAATGGAACGATGAGGCTCTGCCATCGCGTCCAGGTTGCTGCGATAACTGCCTGCCGCGTAGTACGGATTGTCGTCAACAGACGACGGGATGAAGCTTCTCGACAGCGGCTTCACAATCTTCGCTCGACCGCCGACGATGATCTCTCTGACGTCGTTAGGACCGTCTACCCATGTGTCCTTGCCATATTCATCGGTGATGACCCACCTGAGCTCACCAGGCTTTGCAGGATCAGGATAGCGGTCATCAAGCCACGGAGCGAACATTTGAAGAACCCAAAGCCCCTCTGCCGTCAGCGGCGGGTTCGTCGGCATCAATACACGCACACGCTGTTTCGGATCCTCATGTCGCAGCCAGCCCATAAGGAATCTGATCTGCATCTCGGCAAATTGGGTAGCCTCGTCAGGAACGATTAGATCGTGCGGACGACCCATCCAGTGATGTTCATCTCCGACTCGAGCGCAGGCGCCAAAATCGATGAACTGGTCTTCACCGATCGTGAGACGTGGAGGTGGAGAGCCATTGAAGCCATTGCGAGAACCGTGAATCTTGATGGCGTCGTCAATCAAACCAGTAAGGTCAGTGTACTGGCGTCGCAATATCAGAGACCGCTTGTGCTGCGTAAAGGCAAGGCCAAGTGCGAGATTTGACTTTCCACCACCAGGCTCTCCGCCGAATAACAATACATCTGCACCAGAACCGAACGCATCTGCCTGCGGTCCAACAGTCGGAATCCATTTATCCATTCCAGCGAGCTTACGAGCTGACGACGTGTCCTTCGCAACCTTTACGAGTTCATCGTACGGTAGCGCTCCAAGGCGTTTCAGGATGTCGTCAAGCTCGTTCATGCTAGATCATGTACCAGTCTTCGATTCCTTATCTGCAATACTCTGGACGTATGCTCCGGTGCTTTCCTTATCCTCCCGCTCATCCTTTGCTTCTTTTGCTTCTTTTGCTTCAGCAGCCGACGCACCTGCAGGTCTTGCGTATTCTCGCGCATACGAAACAGAATGCTTGATGTCTGGAGTAATGTCGTCGCTCCACGCTCCGAGGACATAATCCAATTCTCCAAGTGATCCTTTCAGCAACATCGTTTTTTTGATGATGTCGTCATGCTGAGCCTGAAGCTGATTGATATTGGCGATGATGTCCGCGCGCCGCGCAGATAGCCTGATGTGACGTTGGTTCAGTTCCCCAATCCCGTACATCGTCGGAGGACGCATGAGATCGGATTCTGCTGGAAGCAAAACATCAATTCCGAAACTCTTAGCCAATCCGATGAAGTGCTGGCACGCTGGTCTCTGGTAGGACCACTCTTCAGTTGCGGCCATATCGATGCCCCACAGACCGATCGCAACTTTTTCACCAGCGGCAGCGCGAGGCGCTAGTACGTCGATCGCCATCGCAATCATGTATGCAACAGTCGACGTCCAGAAATACGGCCCGTACTTTTCTATCAGAGCTTCAAACGGGATTCGCACTGACATCGGAATAGACGACTGCACTTCCGACATAAACACAGGACCATTGTGCTCGGCAAGGAACGTGTGGAATTCAGGGCTAAACCACGGCTTCGTTCCTGGACTACCAAATTGTCCAGGAGGCGTCGGAAGCCACCGATGGGGTTCAAACCAAACATCGCTGCGATTCTGGGCGCAAATAGGGTACGCTCCAGGACTACACGCCCATATCGCCCACGACATATCCTTGAAAGGGGCCAGCGCCATCGAAGATGACGCTGTCCCAAGGATTGCGATGCCCTTATAGCCTTCTGGACCAAGCTTCAGTTTCGTATCTGACATGATCTCCTCTTTCATGCCATCACGCGATTTGAAGTTGATAGCCTGTCGTTACCGTCGTGATGCCGGCAGGGGTCAGCACACCCCACAACGCTGTAGTAAGCCCGATCAGATCGCACATCGCTCCCTTTCCTGTAAGCGTAATCTTCTGATAGGTGCTTGTAACTGATCCTGTGGACGCAAAAAACGCTCCTGCACCAGCGCCTGTGCTATCAGTTGTTGCGATGACAACGGCGTATCCGGTCGTCGGGACAAACAGGGTTTTCCTCACTCCAGGGGAAGGAGCGGCCAAAATGTACGCAGTTGTGCCGCTGGCAGCAGTAGCGCCGACAAGCGAAACCCCGTAATTCGAAAGTGGCGTAGCCACAGCGGTAGATACGATCGTGCTTCCTGCAGAACTTACGCCCTCTACCTGAACTCGACTCTGTTTCGGGCCGACCATAAATCCGTCGCTGTCTAGACCGAGTCTCCTTCCGAAGATCGACGTTTTAATTTGGGACCTCAGTCCCTCGAGTGATGTGTTTTGTGCCATGATAAAACTCCTTTCTAGTTGCTCGGCCTAAGCCTGCTGCGGAGTCCGGTGAACGCGCCGGTACGTCTCCTCTAAATACCTCCAGATCCAGGTGTAATCATGAGAACAGACGTGAACGTAGATGCTGTCGTTACACCTGAAATCCAGCAATTTGGACCAACGGAAAGCACTTCTGTCTGGTGGTACGGGATCGCGTAGCCTCTATAACTCGGATACGGTCCGCTTGACACAGTCGTTGCCAACCCTGTGCTGCTGTTCGCCACCCACACGTACGCATCGTTGGTAGAAGAATTATAGAACCTTGCAGATTCGATACCACTGTTAATGCCAGCTGTTGTCTGAGAAGATAGAGCGATAG